CATTTCCGAACAAAAGAGGATGTCGAAGCAGTTGTCCATCATGCAGGATTATTCGGCTGTTTTGGGCGAGAGAATATCAGCATTTAACTAAACGCTAACAAGGCACTGCCTGCCTATTTTACGAGGAATTGATATGTTCGCAAAATTCTCAACACAGGAAGCGGCCCTTCAGTATCTGCCGATCATCCAAGCGCATGTGGACGGCCTGTACGTATCCGGGCCACGGGTCATCAAAGCCGTGATCCCGACATTTGATGGACAATGGGCGATACCGCTACCGGAAACCTACCCGGAGACGAGCGGGGAAGTGGTGCCGGACATTGATCCGCCGGTGGTGGAACCCGAATTATGACCCTCGCCGACCTCTTCAACGCCTATCACGCGGAGTTTTCCGGCAAGGTCCGGGAGACCTCCCGCGACCTCACCATTGACGCGGGCCTGATCCGTTTCCGCCTCTTCGGGGCCGAAGACCGCAAGAACCTTGCCTTCCAGACGGAGCACGGCGGCGGCCCGGTATATTTCTCCTGCGTCTCTTCCAGTCCCGTGGAGATATGGGGCGATGTCCGGGAAGTGGCGGAAGGCCCGCACGAAGGGGCGCTTGTTGTCAACCCCTTATCGCTGGGGCATGAATTGGAACACGCCCTCCGGGTGATCATGAGCGGGTGGACGCTGCGGAATGAGGACGACGGGGAGCTTTTGAGCCCGGACAAATACGTGGATTTGTAGGAGGGCACTGCAATGATCCAAGACGACATCAAATATCCATCCTGGAAATGGGTCGTTGCAATCCTGATCCTTGCCGTCGGATTCCTCGTCGCTCAGGGGCTTACATCCATAAACGCGCAGATCGACCGGAAGGTTGACAAGCTCACGTACGAGGCGGACCAGCGGCGGGCGGAGGTGGAACGGGTACAGCTGCAGAAAGACCTAAGCGAGACGAAGGAGATGGTCGGTTGCATCTACCGGTGGCATCTTCCGAAGGAATTGAGGGATAAGAAATGAATGATAAAGCGAAGGCCTTGTACGACCTGAACATTGACGACTTCGGCGATATCGAGGCCGGCAACCTTATGGGCCTAACGATCTACGGAGAAGCCCGTGGCGAAAGCAGGGCCGGAAGAATCGCCGTTGGCACGGTCATCCTTGAGCGGGCCGAGCATCGGGGCTGGGACGGCAAGACGATCGAAGAGGTGTGCCTCTGGCCATATCAATTCTCCTGTTACCTTCCGAGCGATCCGAACCGGGCGACTTTGAAGCGGATCGCCGACGATTGGCAATACCACGTTGCCATGGACCGAGAGCTGTTCACCTGTGCGGCCCTGGCGCGCGGGTTGATGAACCATTTGATTCCGCCCGACCCGGATATTGTAGCTGCGCATTGCTGTCAGTACCTGACGCCTGCGGCGAAGAATGCCGTTGATTGGTGGAAAAGCATGAAATTCGTCAAGAGGGTGGGCGGCCATGAATTCTATGCTTAATTACGATCCCGTTTTCTGGACGCGCATGTGGTTCAGACTCTTCGGGGAGATGTATCTCGACCCCCTCTGCCACCTGATCAGCGACCAGCGCGGACAGCGGGAAATGATCAACGTCCACACGGGGCAAATCAGTGTTATCAACAAAGCACTCATCAAGGAGGGCATCCTATGAAAAAGATCCTCATACTTTTGGCAGTCCTGATCCTCTCCGGGTGCTGTTCCATGGGCAAGCCGGCCATCTATCAGAGCGGGGAACACTTCGCCTTTTCGGCATGGGGCTACAAGACGGCGGGCAGGGGCGACGTGCTTACCTCCAATTTCTACGGCTGGTGGGGGTGTCCGGTCTACGTGACGGGGCCGAAGGTTGGGGATTGGCCGGAAACAAAGGAGAAGTGAGCATGGTACACGGGCATAATAAGTTGTGTGTAGAGATCATTGATGCTCTCGGGCTGAAGAATGTCAGAAGGCTCGATTTGCATATGGACGTTGGTGAAATGGTCACGGTCACGGCCGAATGTTTCCCGGAAGTCGATGGAATGAAGCGGCTCCCGGCAATTCTCCGAAAATTTGAACTGGTGGAAATGCCGGAGGACGTGACGGTTATCGGGGATGAATTCGTGTCGTATCAGATGAAGACATGAAAACCGGCAAACTCCGTCAGCTTGAGGCGGCAAAGAGAGAAAAGCGATTAAAGCGGAAGGCGAAAAAGAGGAAAGGGAAATGAAGGCAGGCTTTCTGACGGACCTCAGTATTGATTTGAAACCGGGAGATGATTGCATCTGGATCGTTGACAAGCCCCTCAAGTATTGGAGCGAGCTTCTTAATTGCCTCGTGATCGTGCCTCATTGGTTCGAATCGGCGGAAACACCGCCGGCCTGTTTCGAGACGGACCTAGCCAGCGTCCCCCGCGTTCCCTTCGTCTATGAGGCATGGGGCGACCGGGCGCACCGGGAAGCGGTCCTCCATGATTACCTGTACCGGATCGACTCTATCCCCGTCGTTTCCTATTCGGTGGCGAACTCGGTCTTCCTAGAGGCCATGGAATCAACCGGGAAGCCGTGGCGGATCAGATACCCCATGTATTGGGGCGTGGTCCTGGGCGGCTGGACGGCGTATCACAAGAAACGGGTGGGGGATAAACTATGAAAGTTTTGCTGAAAACCGCGCCGACCCTCGAGCCCATCACCCTCGCGGAGCTGAAAATCCACCTCCGTGTCGATTCTGAAACCCTGGACGGCAACCTGGCCACCTATCAATCCATCCTCCCCGGCTCGCACGGGATCAGCGCTGGCGGCCTATATACGCATGTCGGAACCGGGGTTGACGTGCTCGGGAAACAGGCGATTGTCAACCTGAATTCCGGGACTGTGGGCGCGGGCGGAACGGTAGAGGCGAAGATCCAGGAAAGCGACGACAATACGAATTGGACGGATTGGGCGACGGGCGCCTTCACCCTCGTCAATGCCTCCAATGGCAACGCGATACAGGAGAAGGCCTACACAGGGACAAAACAATATATCCGGGTAGTCGCCAAGGTCCTCGTTGCCGCCTGCGAATTCGGGGCCGATGTGATCGTGAATGCGGCAACCACGGCGGAAGATGACGACCTCACGGACCTGATCACGGACGGCCGGGCGATGGTCGAGAACATCACGCGGCGGCAGTTCCTGACGGCCACATGGTATTATTATCTGGACGCCTTCCCGTGTGTCGATTTCATCAGGATCCCCTTCGGCAACCTCCAGAGCGCGCGGCTCGTTGTCTCCTATAAGGACAGCGACGGGGATGTCACGACGATGGTTTTAGGCACGGATTACCTTGTGGAGACCAACGGCGAAGGCTGCGGCCGGATTGTCCTACCCTACGGAATGTCCTGGCCTTCTGTGGTCCTCTACCCCTCGAATGCGATCACCATTGAATTCGCTTGCGGATGGACCACGGCGGCGAACGTCCCGAAAAACATCAAGCGGGCCGTAAAGCTGGCGGCGGAAGACCTTTATTACCACGGGACGCGGCACGATGTCTTGAAACCGGCGATTGATAATCTGTTGGCGAGCTATCGCTTGTGGGAAGAATTCTGATGAAACCAACCGGCCCGGAGGAATTGAATAAGAGGATCACGCTGCAAGCGCCTACGTCCGTCAATGATGGCATGGGAAGCCCAACCGTTACATGGGCGGATGTGGCAACGGTTTGGGCGAAGAAGACGACGCACCGGAGCGACGAGGCGGTGCAGGCCATGGCGGCGACCGGGACGGCGACGCACAATTACCGAATACGCTACCGGACGGACGTGAAAGCCTCGTGGAGGATAAAGGAAGGGGACAGATATATGTCAATTATCGGCCCTCCAATCGAAGTTGAACGGCGGACCTGGTTGGACATTACGGCGAAGGAGGCCGCCAAGTGAAGGCCCTCACGACCGCGATATATGGCAAGCTGGCCGGGTCCTCCCTGGCTGGCGATATTCAGGACCGGCTCTATAAGGGGCAGGGGCCGGCCGGGGCGGCGTTTCCGTATGCGGTCTATTTTGTGGTTTCGGATGTGCCGGAGCGGACCTTTACGGAAAGATATGAAAGCGTATTGGTTCAATTTTCCCTGTTTTCAAAAGCGTCTTCATCTTCGGAAGTCGAGGACATGTTTGCACACCTCAAGGCCCTCTATGATGAGTGCGCCATGAGCATCACGGGCTATACGCTGATCTGGATGCGGATGGTCAACGCGAACCTCATGGTGGAGGATGTAGAGACGCCGGACGGAACGCAGCAAGCATGGCATTATGCCGTTGATTTTGAGGTCTTTATGTCTCTGAACTGAGGCGGAAAGGAAGCAAATGATTTCAATCATCATCCCCGTTTTCAACCAGCACGACATGACGCAGGACTGCATCGATGCAATCCGCGAGTGTACGCAAGACTGTGAAATCATCATCATTGACAATGGATCGACGCCCCCGATCAAGGTCCCCTTCACCGGGGATATCCAGACGCGGGTGATCCGCAATGAAGAAAACAAGGGCTTCCCGGTGGCGGTCAATCAGGGAATCAGGGAAGCGGCGGGAGATGTGATAATCCTGCTTAATAATGATGTGATTGTAACGCCTGGATGGGCGGAACGTCTGGCCGCGCACCTTGAAATATTCTCAATCGTCGGCCCCCTCACAAACTTTTGCGCGGGCCTTCAGAGAGCGCAAATTGCCGACTACCAGAGCAAGGCCGAACTTTATAAAGAGGCGTCGGCATTGGCCGAAGAGTGCGCCGGGGAATTTGAAGAGGTCAATTTTGTGATCGGCTTCTGCATGGCCTTCAAGCGGTCCCTTTTTGACGAGATCGGCCCCTTTGATGAATCCCTATGGCCGTGCTCCGGGGAAGAAATTGACTTTTGCTTAAAGGCGCGGCCGGCCGGCCATCGGATCGGTATCGCCCACGATGTCTATGTGCATCACGAGGGCAGCCGGACTTTCGGCGACATGGAGAAGGCCGGAGACCTCAATTATCAGGAGATATGCAAGCGAAATGACGCCCACCTTGCCGAAAAGTGGGGCGCGGACTTCTGGAAGCGTCAAGCGATCGACAACGAGCCGAAGACGGAGGCCGTAACGATCGGCGCCTATTCTTACGTTGACGGGGACATCGACGTGTCCTTTACCGAAGACGCCACGTTGACCATCGGTAAATTCTGCTCAATCGCGGCGCGTTGCCGCGTGATCCTGGGTGGCAATCATCGGGGCGACTGGCTGTCAACTTTTCCTTTCCCGGGGATGTTCCCCGATAGCCCGGATATCCCCGATTACCGGACCTCGAAGGGTGACGTCACCATCGGGAACGATGTATGGATAGGCCATGGTGTGACGATCCTCTCGGGGGTTACGATTGGAGACGGGGCGATCATCGGAGCGGAAAGCGTGGTTGTCAAGGACGTCGAACCCTACACCCTCGTTGCCGGGAACCCGGCCGGGTATATGAAAGATCGATTCTCTCGGGAAGTGACGCAGCGCCTGCTTGAAATAAAATGGTGGGATTGGACGGATGACAAGATCCGGGGCGCGATTCCGCTTCTCATGTCGGGAGACTATGACGGCCTGGAAGAATACGCGGCGGGGGTGAAGGCGTGAAGATCACTAACCAGCACCTTGCAATCGGAATTCCGCTTTCCTTCCCCTGGGTGCCGTCGAGCTTCTTTTACAGCTTCGCCCTCATGGAGAAGCCCGCATTCACTTTTATCCATGCGGACAACGGGCATATTGAAGACTTGAGGAATAACCTCGTTGACAAGGCTTTGGAGATCGGAGCGACGCACCTGATCATGATGGACGTGGACCAGGTATATCACCCCCAGACTATTACGCGGCTATTATCTCACCGTCTGCCCGTCGTCGGGGCGCTGGTGCATCGG